ACAGGTTACGTTTTACAAGCCACTGGTCAAGGCGGTTTATGCGAGTGGGTTTTAAATACTGGTGGAGTGACAGGTCCTCAAGGTCCTCAAGGTGCCACAGGACAAAATGGTGCAATGGGTGCGACTGGTACAACTGGTGCAACTGGACAAGCTGGATCACAAGGTCCTCAAGGTTCTCAGGGATCACAAGGAGAAATAGGTGCAACAGGTACAACAGGGCCTCAAGGACCCCAAGGTGCTAATGGGTCAGGAACAGGAAATGTCATTGAAGTCTATGGAGGCTATGGAATTACAATGACAGGAACTCAGGGTTCACCAATTGTAAATTTAGAAACAACAATTAGTCAATTACAAATAAATCAATTATCTGCTGGAGCAAATGGTATCACAGGTTCATCATACGTTTTCCCTCCTTACGTTGAACCTAGTCAAGTAGATTATGTTTTAGCTTACATTGGTGGAGCAGACCTAGGTTTTGTCCCTATGGGTTCAGGAGGTGGTTCAGTAAATTCTGTGTCAGCAGGAACAGGTTTAACTTTATCGGGAACAGCAACTGATCCAATTTTATCTCTTTCAAACGCAATAACAGTTCCGTCATTAACAGTAGGTCTTGGAACAACATTAGGATCAACTTACGCTTTTCCTTCACAATTATTACCTTCACAAGCAGGTTACGTTTTAGGGGCAATAAGTAATAATCAACTTGGATTTATTCCTCAAAGCGGAGGTGGAGGTGGTGGCCAAGTAAATTCTGTTATTGGAGGAAATCAAATTAATATTACTGGAACTCCTCAAAATCCAATTGTTAATTTAGACACAACAGTATCAATTCCAGCTTTAACAGTTGGTTCAACTAATGTGCCATTTGGAGAAAGTGCGTACTCTTTCCCACAGTATGTCGTTGACGCACAGCAAAATTATGTCTTAGCGTACGCAGGATCAGGACAATGCGAGTTTGTAAACGTAAACCAAACTCCGAATGCAACAACTAACATAACTTATATAAATGATGCCCAAACAGCTGTCACAATTCTTAATTCTTCAGGAAGTGCAAATTTTAATGCTATAATTGCTCCAATAACAATTGGTACTGGAATAGCTAATGATATTATATTATCTAATTATAGTTATTCTTCATTTAGTTGCCCAACTAATGTTCTCTATATACAAAGTAATTTTACTGCAAATACTATGTGTACAAATTTATCATTTGAAAATATAAATTTTTCAGGAGTAGTTACTCTTAATTTATCAGGAAATTGCATTTTCCATCGATGCACATTTACAAATGTTGTAGCTTTCAATGGTAATGCAAATATTATTATTAATGACTGTGTTTTTAATACTGGTTCAAGTATTTCTACCTCAAGTTCAAACGGAGGAGATGTTTTAATTTTCCAAAATTCAGATTTATTTTCTGTTGGATCGTTTATAACATTTGAAGCAGGAAGATGCGAATTTTCAAATTGTTATGGGGTTCCTAATTTAATTTCAACTGAAAATCAAATGATATCTTCGACAACTTTTTCAAATTATTTAGTTACACAGTCAACACAAAGTAAAAGTGGTTCTTTAACAATTGGAAATTATAATATGCCAGTAACACTTGGAGCAACCTCATATGTGTTAACATCAAATGGAACAAACGCAATTTGGGAACCTGCACAAGGCGGTACAGGAACAATAACAAGTATTACAGCTGGGGCAAACATGAATTTAACAGGAACACAAACAAATCCTATAATAAATTTAAATGGAAATATTACAGTTGATGCTTTAACAATTGGCGTTTATGCTTATCCGCAAACTATTGGAAATAGTGGATATGTATTATCAAGTGATGGCACAAATGTTGTTTGGACTGATATAGGTGGATCAGGAATAACTGGACCTCAAGGAGCAACTGGACCTCAAGGTCAAGCTGGAGCAATTGGGGCAACAGGACCTCAAGGTCAAGCTGGGGCAATTGGGGCAACAGGACCTCAAGGTCAAGTTGGAGCAATTGGAGCAACTGGGCCTCAAGGTCAAGCTGGAGCAATTGGAGCAACTGGGCCTCAAGGATTACAGGGAATTCAAGGAGTTACAGGATCTCAAGGAGATATAGGTGCAACCGGTCCACAAGGTCCTGCAGGAGGTGGTAGTGGTGGAATTTCTACTATTTCTGCTGGAAATTCTAATTTATTAGTCACCAATCCAAGTGGACCAAGTACCACAGTAACATTATCATCAAATTTGACTGGTCTTTCAAGTGCAAATATTGCCACTGTAACTGCTACAAATATGACAGTATCATCGTCTCCAACTATTAATGCTAATGTAGTTAATCTTGGATATCTAAATAGTAATACACTTCAACAAAATGTCGAATATTGTAACATAGTAACTGGTTCGTCAACTATTAATACTGTTTTGAATGGTCTTACAACACCATCGTTAATATATTATAGTGCTGGAACTGATTCATCTACCATAACAACTAATGGACTAAATCAAAATTTTGTAGTTCAAGGTAGCGGTAATGATATAACATTTTTAAGTGGAAGTTTGACAATAGATTTTAATGGAGTTAATCCCCAATGTGTGTTTAATGATATATGTTTTAATGGAATAGTTACAATATTATCTACTATTAGTTCAGCGGGATTTATAACATTTAATAATTGCATATTTAATAATAATACTACATTTACCCTTAATGGACAACAAATCAGAGTTAATAATTGTTATTTTGGACCATCTCATTCGTTAACTGAAAGATTAATTGGTGGTGGCTCAGTGACATACACAAGTACTACATTTAATCCAACTATAAGTTATTCAGGAGTACAAAGTACAATATTTAATAATTGTTCAGGAGTTCCATTAGCATTTGGACTTAATAATCAAACACAATTTAATGCGTACAATGGAACCCTTAATGGAACTGTAGTTAATTCACAACTTGTTAATTGCAGTAATTTAACAGCAAATAATGTTGCATTATTAAATTATTCACTTCCTCCGATAAACGGAACAACAGGTCAAGTTTTAGGGTCAGCACTTACAATGGGAGGGCCTTTACAATGGGTAAATCAATCAGGAGGTAGTTCAACAACTATTACTGCTGAAAATACGTCAATTATTGTAACACCAACAGGATCAACAGGATACCAAATTGGTGCTAATGTTGTTTATTATAACATTCAAAATATTAATACTGAAGCAGAATTAGCAGTTTGGTTTGCAACAACAGAAGTTGACGGAGGAAACACGGAATTGGCACCTATTAATTTAAGTGGTTATTATAGTTTAAGTCAATGGACTAATAGTTATATTAATTCATCAGCAGGTGAATGTATATGGGGTGGAATACTTACAATGAGTCAGTGTGGAAATTTAACAATTAATAATATGACATTCAATAATAGTGTAACAATTTCTGATATTACTGGAAATATTTATTTTAATGATTGTATTTTCCATAATTTAAATTCAGGAATACCAATGGAAATCACACTCAATGTTAATTCATCAACACCTTGTGTTGTATATTTTGATAATTGTGTATTTGAAGGTGGTTATAAAATTAATTCAATGTATTCTTTACCTAATAATAACAATACATTATCATTTTTCAATTGTGATTTTGGTTCAAGTCCAATTCAACAAAATAATGGTAATGCCACGTTTAATAGTTGTATAAATGTTCCACAGGCAACTATGGAAATTGCTGGTAATCAAACTATTAATACTGTTGTTTATGGTAGAAATCAAGCAACTACTAATTCTATTAGTACACAAGCATTACAAATTGGTGCTTATGGATCAACTGGATATGTAATGCCAACACAAGATGGGTCATTAAATCAAACACTTGTTGCGTTAGGTAATGGAACAGTGACATGGGCAAATGCAGTGCTACCAATTACTTTATACGAGCAATTTATTCCAACTCCAGCAACTTATCCAAATTATACTGCTCTAACTCTTGGAAATACTTTTACGGATGCTCCAATATTTAGCATTTATCAATTTGAAAATTGTGAAAATTTAACTATTAATTCTATTGGACGAATTGTATTTTCACCAGCAATTAGTTTTATTAATGGCTATAAAACTACTGTTTCAAATCTTGTTATGGATACTGTCATAATTGTAAATGACTATGGAACTCTTACAAATGGAGGTCAACATATATTTAATAATTGTGATTTTTATACACATTTAGAAATTGGAGGTGGTACAACAGGAACAAGTATTCAATTTAATAATTGCAATTTTTATAATTGTAATATAGGATTTTTAGCTCCTGAATCAGGCGTAGGTATTCAAACATATTTAAATAATTGTAATTTCTTACCATCAGGTTCGACAGGTTGTACTATAACTTATGGTGCTGGATCAGTTTATCCAATTTGCAGTCAAAGTATTTTTAATCCTCCTCCAAGTAATGATTTTATTTATTTGACAAATGGTCTTTCTAGTACAACTTATACAAGAGATATTATTTGTGGTGGACTTACTACAATTAATTTTAGAATAACTGTTACATTTACATTTCAAAGAATGTATAATAATGTATCTTGGAATTGTAAATTCCCTAATGGGACAACTGTCCAAGATTTTATGTTTAATGGAGAAGCACCTAGTAATTCAGGATTTTATATTAATGAGGCAATAGATTCAACTTATCATCCTGTTTACGGCTATGTTAATATGGGAACTTGTTTAGGAATAGTTGGTATTAATAGCCAAGAAGGAAATCCCGAAATTTATCAATGGACTATGAGAAATGATGGACAAATTTTAATTTCATTGACAACAATTGGATATTTTAACAGCAATACAATTTATTGTCCTTGTGTAAATAATTATGTAAATATGAGTAATAATGATCTTGCCAATTATCCAGTTTCAAATATGTCAGGAAGTTACAATTTATCGGGTTTATAAATCATTTATTATAGAAATTAAATTATTTCAGTATAATATATAACCAAAAAATATGTACTCAAAGGAACAACTTTTTGACGCTTTTTATCCCGTTCTAAAACAATACACTGACACAAAGGAACAAGCAGTAGAAATTATTGCTGATTTATTTAGCATTTTACAAAAAGCTCGTCGTGCAGTAAATGCTTCTCAGTACACAACTGATGCTAGAAAAACTCTAGATGCAAATGACGAACGAAATGTTATTTTACAAGAATTTTACAAAAACAAACAACATACAGGAAAATATTTTGGCTTTTTACCTTATGGTGTTGCTGATACAATGGTTGGTAATTTATATAATGAGCCTTTTGACGACCCAAGTAGAGTATTTTTTAACACACCTTTAACAGGCCTTGGGCTAAGAAAGAAATCCAAAGGTCGTCCTTATAAAATCCATAAAACAAAAATGACTAAAGCAGAATTAGTCGACATCCTTCATGAACATGGTCTAAAAGGAAATATGTCGATGAAGAAAGAAGAACTAGAAAGAATTTTCAAAGAAAATGTCAAAGGAGGTAATATTCTAACCAGTGGTATTTTCAAAGAATTTGGAGATTTTGGATCAAAGTTAATTGACGAATATCCTAAAAAAGGCCTAAAATATGCTCTAGAACATCCTGATGATGTTGCTAAACTTATCGCAAAATTATTTTAATTATATAGAATATAATAATGGTCAAAAAAGTAGAATATTCATTTAAACTACGAAAAGCACCTCATCCTCCAAATCCACAAAATCATTACTGGGTCATTAATGAGAATGGTCGTAAAATGTCCAAAGATCCTCTACCAAAAGCTAAAGCAGAAGCCCAATTAAGAGCTATTTATGCAAGTAAAGCAAGAGAAGGAGGAGCATATGGAAAGAAAAAGAAAGATAAAATAATTCAAATATATTATCCTAGATCTTTTTATGATGCTGATGGTAATCTGTGGATTCCAGTTCATGAAATAGAACAAAATAATGCCGATAAATATGATCCATATCAAGATGGTGAATGGGTTTTAGCCAGTCTAAAAGAAATAATTCATCAAGGAATACCTTTTTATAAATATGAACCACTTGCTTCACCAAGTACTCCAGTTCATGAAGGAGAAGGTCTATCAGATATTCTTTCTTCAATATTCTCTTGGTTATCTCCTGATACATCAAAACATGTCAAAGGATTAGCTAAAATACCGAAGGATATCTATAAGACATCACGTAAATTCTAATTTCTATTGTTCCAATTAAATTCCTTTGTCCAATTACATGAAAACACCATAGATTTCAGTTTAAAAACGTTTTTAAACCCTTTATTACATTGTTTTCACCTAAAGACCCAAAGAAAGATATAAGAATTTAACTTATTTAATTTCTCCATTGATATTGTATCTGCATTTGTGTTGAATGACCCATCTTCTTTGACAGTTCTTCACGTTCCTTTGTTGTCTTTCCTACATTAAAACCTAATTCAGGCCTACTTATATAGATGTGTCTAAACATGGTAAGTGAGAAGTTTGGATTATCTAGAAGAGTTTTCAGCGTATTATTTGCGTATATTGTCCAACTCTGTCGTGTCCGATATTTCTTATAAGTGTGAGTCAAAAAGAGATAATTTGAATATTCGTTGTCAAATGTCTTCCGATCTTTTAGACATTCTAATATGTCATTCATCACTTTTGTAGGAATAGGGATTTCTATCCTAGAGTATTTTTTACTTGTCTTGTAGTCATTTAGAATTAAGAGGCCTGAAATATCATTACCTAGTTCATCATCAAAAATAATATAATTACCATCTCCATCGTCTATGTCCTTTAGTTGACAATTAAAGTAGTCAGCTCTCACTGGTGGAAGATCTAGATAGAGAGTCATTAACAATCGTTCTTGTCCAAATGGTAATTGTTCTTTGATTTTCTGTAATTCATCGTAGTCCATAAAAGCTAATCGTTGTTTTGTTGTTGGTCTATGCTCAGTGTATCTCTTTTTTATGCTCTCTGAAAACTTTGCTTTGATTTCATTCCACTTTTGGAATAGATCAAATTCTTTCTCTTTTAAATTATCGTTGTTATAAATGAAGTATGCCATAATTGAAGAAATAAAGCTTACTCTTGTAGAGTCTGTGATGTCCATATCTTCAACTAAATTAGTAATTTCTTCAGGTGAATGAATAATTTCATCCATATCCATTCCAGTAATGTTCATTAACTTTGTTAGTTTTATAATGTACAAATGTTTACTTGTTGGTCTTAGAAAGTGAGTATTCAGAATACCTCTGAATTGATTTGAAGGATCTAATTTACTGTTTTTAGAATTTTCCATTTTTATATAATATACAAATATTTTTTTTCCTAAATAAATAAATTATTTTTTTCATAAATATGACAAAGTAATTATTTAAAATATTCTTAATAAAATTGATTTTGATTTTTTTATTTGACCTTTTTAATAATTAAGGCGTTTAGCAATGATGCTTTTAGTAATTGCACGACCACCAACCTTTTTCACTGGCTCATCATCATACTCAGAGTACTCTGACTCAGAGAAATCGTCAGCATTGTTATTGCACTCGTCACAATCAGCGAGGCAATCATTGCAATGCTCATCGTAATCGCACCCACACTCTTTATCAGCTACACCACGTCCACGGCGACGGCTATGATGAACCTTCTTACGATGGATCTTACCAGCAATAGCCTTCTTAGCGTGGTGAACAACCGCAGGAACTAGTTTATGGAGTGCCATCTTCTTAAAACCATGATGAACACGTCTCATAGCATGACTCAATGCCCCGCCCATTGATGGCTGGTGGGCTTCATAGTTCTTATCCTGAGCACGAGCATTCTTAACAATGTCAACGGAAGCAATACCGATACGACTAACACAATCAGTTCCTGATAGAGTGTAAATACCCTGATCAACAACCTGAACGTATAACTGGAAAGTATCAGCACGAATATTGATACCTGAAACTGTAAATTGAAGTTGCTGATTATACGGACTACCAACTGAGTACTTTGACCAATCAATTGGGAGATTTGTAGAATCTATTCTGTAGACTGATCCATAAGCTCCAACGTCTACTCCCTGTATCAGAACATTACCAAACTCAGCGTAAGATTTCTGAATTCCCTGTTTAGCACCAAATTCCTGATAAAGAACAACTTCAGAGCAAGATGCGAAGTTTCCTGAGGTTACGTAGTCCATCGATATGGACTTAATACGGAAACCTGGAGCTTCTGATGCATATGCAATGTTTGAAGCATTCTGAGATTTAGCAATGAATAAATATATGCAGGAAGGAACGTACGAAAGGGGAATGGAAGGACTAGTAAAAATCTGAGTTGTTCCAACAGTGCCAAGTGTAATTGGGTTGCTGGGGTAAAGGGGCTGATAATTGGTAAGAGGGTACGTGGTCTCTTTAGGAACATCAAATGACTGATCAACAACATACTGTGTATAAAGAAGAACTGGAGAATTATTACCAACTAACTGGATAGACCCAGGAACAATAGCTTGAGTAATTCCTGTTACAGGCGTTTGTATGCACTTCACGAGACGACTACCAACATCAGCATTAGTTAAGAAATTACGAGTCACTGAAAGACTATTCAGATTAGCCCAGCACCGTGCTGATTCTGATGTCATGGCAGTAGTGGGATTAAGAATTGGCTCAGTAACAGTAAACTGAATTGTATAGGTTTGTGTCTGCTGTGGTGCTATTTGACCTAAAGCAGGAGTAACTGATACATCTGTTACTTGACACCACCGTGGAGTATTTCCAAGCGTGCTTGTTGAGAAATCACCAAAAGGATTCTTAACAGTACCTGATTGTGAGCCGTAAACAGGATTACCTGATGTAGCAGAAGCTGGATAAGTAGAGAAAATATCAAGAGCATTTGGACACATTGATAGGTCATACTCAGCCATGTCAGGAAGCTTATTAAAGGTAAGAATTTTATCAACCCAGTTCTGAGGATTAATTGTGAAAGCTTGACCATTAAGCTGAACCTGAAGCATGGTACTATTCATTAGAAGAGGCATAAAATTAGGAGCACATAGAGTCTCAAGAGTTGGTGTATAATTACTACCAGTAATGCCATTTGTTACAGAGACTTGAAACTGAATAGTCATCTGTTCAAGAAGATAATTGCTAATAAGATTATTTTCACTAAGATTAATGTTGTAGCTCGTACCTGAACCAAGAGACTGCCCAGTTGATTGCTGTACTTTGTAAGTAACGGAGG